GGAAATTCTCATATGTTTGGGGATTCAAACGGTGGAGATGGAAACATAATAAGTCTTGACAATGTAAGAATACACGCCACATTATTTGCTGATGCCGTAACACAGAACAATACCTATACTCAAAACATATGGAATGACGTTGAGTTTTTTCTTGATGCTTCAGATTTCTTTCAGTTTGGTAAATGGAGAGCATCTACTGGTGATGATTGGCAATTCAATAATGTAAGTCTTTTCGCTCCACCTAATGGATCGGAAGCAAGAATGGGACTGAACACAGTTCAACAAGGGGCTAATGCTGTATTCAATAATGTTAGATTCTATAACGGCGACCCTGATAATCCAGAAGGATGCTCATTGGAGGCAACAGCAAGGGTAAATCTTGAGAATGCAACATTTGGACCTATAGGTAGGTCTGCTTTCTCAAACAACATATTTGCAAGATTTGACCATAGACAGGCTGCAGGAAACAATCCTACACTTCCGCTTTTAGGTTTAGACCTTAGATATATGTCTACAGCGGCAGCTACAGCTAATTTGGGATTAACAACATTTGGAGATGGAGGCGCATCAAGAACGCTGAGAGTATTAATATTAAATCCATTAATTGGTAGGCCAACTGGAACTGGCTCTCTCTATTTAAGAAGAGAAGACTTTGGTGAGGCTGCAGGGCCAACCAGATTCATTACAGCAATAGCGACAAACCCAGTAGCAGCCTCAGGAGGGAATCACTTCCATAGATATATATTGTCTAACTCTGTAGAAGCGTTTATGGCTTTGCCAGCTCAAATCACACCAACCACAACAATAGCGGCAGTAGCCAATGATATTATAGACAACCCTGAACATGGGTTAATGTTTATAGAAGAGGAATATATACCTTCTACAGCTTCACAATCACAGGTAAGCCCTATTACTCAAGAGCAGTTTCCAACGCTAGCATCAAAGAGTTACAGAAAATACTCTTGGTTACAGCAGCCAGACAATAATACTTTTGGTAGAGAGTTTACAGTTACACCACCGCCAGAAACAACTGATGGAAGTGTAATGTCTGATGCTACAGTTGCTGTAGCAAGAGCTAATGGGTATTCAAGAATAACTAATGGGGCTTTAGACCCAAGAGATAATGTAGATGCTAACGACCCGGAAGATGCTGTTGTTCTATCTAGTGGACATTCGTTTACTGATGTTGAAAACAACATAGATGTGATGAACGGAGTTGGGCACATAGAGGATATTTACCTTGTAGGAAAACATGCTGCTATATCTAACTCTACAGCTGGGAACCATATGCAAATGCCATTCGAGGTTAACGGAACAGTATGTCAGTTTGCAGGGAACTTAAGTACGCTAAACTTAAATGCAACATCTTCTGCAAGTGCATACAATGGTTCAACATTATCAATCCCTGTAGATACAACATTGATTGGGGCAACTGAGGCTGGAGTTAACGATGGTTCTTTAACGAACTTATCAGCTGGCTCAACAGACTCTATTAACTGGATTGGAGTAACTACTATTAGAGACTTGCTTCTTAGTGGAGGTAGTCACATTTTAGATGCTACATCTTGGGGAACTGTAGAGCGAGTTACTTTCGTTAACAACCCAACTATAGTAATAAATAGAAACATAGATATAACTGATTGGGACTTCACAGGGAATATTACATTCATAGGTTCAGGACGAGTGACGCTTTCACCACAGCAAAACGCTAGAGTAACCACTACAAGCCCTGTAACAAGAAGCGTTGCTTTACCTAATGTTACTGGAACAATAACAAATCCATCAAGATTTGATATTGTATATATGATAACTGTTAATAACAGGAACACGCCTTTGGTTGATCCAACAATTGTGACAGGAGCTAACTCTGTAACAAATATAGACATTGCTCAGGCTTCACTAGTAATTGACGATACTGTAGAAGCATTTACAATTACAGTTACAGGAAGGGGTATTAATGACTTTAGCACTGAATATACTTACGATGTTGCTAATACGGAGATAGACATTACAATTACACCAGATTTATTAGCAAATCAGCAGAATGTAATAAACCAACTGCATGATAATACAACATACGTCCCAGCACCTAACCACGAAAGGTTCTATGCTGAAATACCTGCTGGTACAGGACTATTGACAGCTGGAGTTCTTAACGCTGACATATTAGCTACAAGAGGAACAGAATTCTATTGTAGATATGTTAATGCTGTTGGATTAGGTAGAGGATTCCAAGCCACTACAAATGGAGGAGTATCATTCTTCGGAGACGGAACAAATACTTGTGGTATTAGAATTGTTGCTGGTCCTGGAGCTACAGATGTTCCAATACAGAATGCAGAATATAGAACTGCTGTTGATGCTAGAGACATGCCGTTCTTTGGAAATGTACCTGGATTTAGAGCTGCAGTTGTTGCTCCTTTAAACGCAACCGTAACTTTAGCTAATCCAAATCCACCACCAACTGAGCTTACTAGAAACATAACCATTAGTGTTACGCCACAAGCTGAAACAGTTATCGACTATCCTAGAATAGGAGAAATACTAGAAGGTGTTGTGGAAGATATGGAAACTCAAATAGATTCAGTATACCAGGTTTCTGGATATATAGCTGATGGAGCTAACTCTAGAATACCACAGAGAAGACCATTCGCTGATGAATCAGACTGGTGGAACAACTAAAACTATTAAATTATGATGACAAATGAACAGGTTACTGCAACCTTAGACTTTGCAGATAACGCATTAGTGCAGATAGGCGGTTTAGTTGGGTTCGACTTTTATAAGAAAAGATCGGGTAAATTCTATATACTTAAAGATGGAACAAAGTACGGACTAATAGAGGGAAGAATAAACAGACACAATGGAAATGTATTAGTTAAGTTTGTTCCAGATAAGAACTACAAGAACTATTGCGGAATAAGCACATTTCAATATTCAGCTATAGACGGTACAGATGATACAATGGAATTTGTGGCGTGGATAACCGATATAAAAAGATGTTTACCGATATGAGTGTTCCAAATAGCTTTTCGAATATTTACTACACAAACAGAAAACTATACAATATATTAACAGTGTTACTCGTCATCCTTACATGGGTGACGGGTGAATCACTGGATTTACCTTGGGTTACTGTTGGTGGTTTTATGGCATTCGGGTTATCCTGGATTGCGGGAGATTACATGGACACGAAGTGGGATGAAGCGCATTACATATTTGCATTGTTATTCTTCGCACCTCTTGTTTATTACGCTGGATGGAGTTCATTAATAATTCCTTCAGCGATAGGAGTGATATCGTTCCTATTTAGAAAGAAACTAAACATATGGCTGTTAGTCTTTGAATTAAGTCTATACGCTGTAACAATGATAAAATTATGGACATAATTGGAATGCTTAATCTCGTAGCAAGCGTTATGGTCCCTGTTCTTGTTGTATTCATAGGTATACTATGGAACTCAAATAACAGGGTTTCAGAGAAAGCGCTAGAGCTTGAACGACTGCTTAGAGAGCGAGACGAAGAGAATAAAGAAGCCATAGCTACGCTACAAAAAGACCTTGCAGAATACAAAGGTATAGGAGAGGTTGGAAGAGAAAAGCTAAAGAATCACATTTACAACTGTGTTAATTATAAACCAAGAATACCAGGAGAATAATGGAACTACCAATGGGACTTGTAATAGGGCTTGTGACAGCAGGTGTTGCAGGTGCTGTGGGATATGTTGTAACATATGTAAATAAATTGACCGATAGAATTGTCGAGTTAGAAAAAGAAATCATTAGAATTAAATGTAAATTAAATGAAGAATGAGAAAGAAAAAGAAGTTTTTCGAAACGGGTGTGGGTCGTGTCCTGAAGGGTGTTGCGAGCATTGCTGCACCTGGCCTAGTGGGAGCACTGGAAAGTGCGACTACTGTGGGCGAAGCCATACAAGTTATTAAGACATCTACAGAGATAGATGACGAAACTAAAATAAAGCTTCAGGAGCTCGCTTTAGACCAATATAATGCCGAAGTTCAAGATAGGATGTCAGCACGCAGCAGAGAGGCTCAAATAGCCGCTGCAGGGGGCACAGACATCTTGTTTAAGACTGTTGGTTGGGGAATAGTACTTGCATTCTTATTGATTGTATTATACGCTATAGGAATCATACCTCAACAGCCAGACTTGAACCACGACTATTTAATGTTTGCATCTGGTAGTGTTACCACAGCTTTCATGGCAGTAGTGTCTTACTACTTTGGTTCGAGCATGGGAAGTAAACAGAAATCAGCAATAATGTCAGGGAAATGATAGCAGCAAACGACTCAGTAAATATAAAGGACCTTGACGATAAAATGAAAGACTTCATCGTTAAGCTTGAAGGGACTATAGGTAAGGAGGTTGTTATAACTTCAGGTTATCGTTCTCCAGAACATCCTATAGAAGCAAAGAAAGCATCACCAGGAGAACACACCACAGGGCTTGCAGTTGACGTTGCAGCTATTGGTGGTCCAGCAGTATTCGAAATAGTAGAAGCTGCCATAGACCTTGGATGCAAAAGAATAGGCATTAGCCGTAAATCTAATTTTATTCACCTTGGATTAGATAAATCAAGGGTGACATCAATTTGGACATACTAATGAAATTAATTAGAAAGATAAGCATTGGCTCAGATTACAAAGACAATGCGATGCATTACTCCGTGGGCCAGGAAGTCTACGGAGGACACAGAATAACAGATATCATAGAGAAAGATGGAAGCTATGATATCTACATAAAGAAAGGGGATGAAATTAAGCCCTGGAAAACATTTAACAGCAACATGGCTGTTTCAATAGAATATAATTTAGACTACTAATGAGAGCAATACACGACTTTATTATAGAGACGGATAATCGTTATAATAATACTGTTGATGTAGATGGTGCTGAATTAGTTGTCAATACAGAGATTACAGAGAGAGATGCTCAGTTCGTGAATAGAATAGGAACTGTTGTCGCTGTACCTACCGCAAGAGAAGTTGCTATACAGGTTGGTGATAAAGTTGTTGTTCATCACAACGTCTTTAGAAGATGGTACGACATGAAAGGTAAGGAAAAGAATTGCGGTTCGTTTATTAATGAGAACCAATATATAGTTTCAGAAGACCAGGTGTTTGCGTACAAGAGAGGCGACGAATGGAAAGCATGCTTGAGGTATTGCTTTGTAAAACCAATAAAGGACGACTCGGAATGGAGAGAGACAATGTATAAACATCTCCAAGGTGAGTTAGTCTTTACTGACCCGTATTTAGATGAGCTTGGTATTAAGCCAGGAACAATAGTTGGATTCACTCCAGACTCTGAATACGAGTTCACCATAGACGATCAATTATTATATCGAATTTACAGCACACAAATTACTACCGAATATGAAGAAATGCATAGACCACTGCCATGATACTGGGGTTGTGCGAGGAGTTCTTTGTAGAAAATGTAACTTAGGAATAGGTTATTTAAAGGACAGTCCTGAAATATTATCAAATGCAATACAATACTTACATGGATTACAAAAAAGAGAGGAAACGGATTATAGCGTCATCAAAGTTGGCATTAAGTCAGCTGGATAAGCTAATCCGACAGAATATAGACTTAGATGAATTAGACCCAGAGAAAGCCAAAGCTGCCGCACAAGGCAAGATAGAGGCTATACAAGGGTCATTGCAAATACTCAAAGTCATTCAGGAGATTGAGGAAATGGATAGAGAAGTTGAAGAAACAAAGAAGAAGAAAGACTTCTTTGGTGTAGAATCAAGAATTAAGTAATGGCGTATCAACAAACTCTATACACAGTTCACACAGACCACCTTGATGACAAGAGACTAAAAAAAGATAATAGATATGGTAAGTTTTCTTATGGGTTTAACAGCGAGTATGATTGTGTTATTATTAGTCGCGACGGCACACTTGGGGAAATATACGAGGTGCAAGGGTTGCGAATCGGGTTGCCATTGTGCCCAAAGGAAGTCGAAGGAATGCGACTGCCCGAATCAGAACAAGTGTTCGTGCGAACACAAAGACCGTCCACTCTAAAAAAAATTAAATCTATTTATGACTTTCAAAGTTTTGATGAAGACATTAAAGAACAATATGTCGACTACATTAACAAAGAGTTTGACCGCCGTGATAATGGTTATTGGTTTATGTGCAATGGCACAGCAACCTACCTCACGGGCTCTCACTACATGTACCTCAACTGGACAAAGATTGACGTCGGGGCACCTGATTTTAGACAAGCAAACAGAATTTTCTTTTATTTCTGGGAAGCATGTAAAGCTGACAAAAGGTCTTACGGCATGTGCTACCTTAAGAATAGACGGTCAGGGTTCAGTTTTATGGCATCCGCTGAAACGGTCAATCAGGCTACAATTACAAAAGATGCACGATTCGGGGTTCTTTCAAAAACAGGAGCTGATGCGAAAAAGATGTTCACAGATAAAATTGTGCCTATCTCAATCAACTACCCCTTCTTTTTTAAACCCATACAAGACGGTATGGAAAGGCCTAAAACAGAAATTGCCTATAAAGTTCCTTCGAGGAAACTCACTAGGAATTCCCTTAAGGCAGGGGCTGTGGATGTCGACTTGGGCGACGGATTGGATACAACCATCGACTGGAAAAACACAGGGGACAACTCTTATGACGGTGAGAAACTACGGCTTCTTGTTCACGATGAATCCGGAAAGTGGGAGAAACCTGATAACATTCTAAACAACTGGCGCGTAACAAAAACATGCTTACGACTAGGTTCTAAGATTGTTGGAAAATGCATGATGGGTTCAACATCCAATGCATTAGATAAAGGAGGAGATAACTTTAAAAAATTATATTATGACTCAGACCTTTCTACAGTCAGAAGAAATAGAAATGGACAAACTCCTTCAGGCTTATACGCTTTGTTTATCCCTATGGAGTGGGGATACGAAGGGTTCATTGACAAGTACGGATTCCCTGTATTTGATACACCTGACGAGCCTGTTGAAGGAATTGATGGAGAGTTCATCGATTATGGAGTTATCGAGCACTGGGAAAACGAGGTCGCTGGACTTAAGCACGATAGTGACGGACTTAACGAGTACTATCGACAGTTCCCACGAAGTGAAAAACATGCTTTCAGAGATGAAGCTTTAAATTCACTATTTAACTTAACAAGAATATACGAGCAGATTGATTGGAACGATGAAATGACTCGTGAAGGATATGTAGCTACTGGATCTTTCAGATGGAGAGATGGAATTAAGGATACTGAAGTTATCTGGACTCCACATAAAGATGGAAGATTTAAAGTAAGCTGGCTGCCTCCAGTTCAACTAAGAAATTGCGTAGTTGAAAAGAGAGGTATTAAATATCCAGGAAACGTAGACGTTGGGGCATTTGGATGTGACTCATACGATATATCTGGAACTGTAGACGGTGGAGGTTCTAAAGGAGCTCTCCATGGGGTTACAGGGTTCAGCATGATCCCTAACGTTCCATCAAATCAGATATTTTTAGAATACATAGCTAGGCCGCAAACAGCGGAGATATTCTTCGAGGATGTTTTAATGGCTCTAGTATTTTACGGCATGCCTGTTCTTGCAGAGAACAACAAGCCACGACTTCTATATCACCTAAAGAGAAGAGGGTATAGAGGTTTTTCAATGAATAGACCAGACAAGACCTGGGCAACAATGTCCAAGTCAGAACAAGAGCTAGGAGGTATTCCAAACTCTTCTGAAGATATAAAGCAAGCTCACGCAGCAGCTATAGAATCTTACATAGAAGACCATGTTGGAATAATCAACGAAGATGGAGACCACGGGAAGATGTATTTCCAGAAGACTCTTGAAGACTGGGCAAGATTTGATATAACAAAGAGAACCGCTCACGATGCATCCATTAGTACTGGATTAGCGCTGATGGCGATTCAAAGATTTAAATATAGACCTAGAGAGGCAAGAGAGATGAAGAAGATTGAACTTGACTTAAGACTAGGAAGAAGAAACAATAACAGAAGATAATATGGCAGGAAAAACCGCAGGAGGTAACATCCCGAACTTTCCATCACATACTGTATCAGACAAGGTAAAGATGTCTCAGGACTATGGGCTGTCTGTTGCTAGAGCTATAGAAGCAGAATGGTGGAGAAGAGATTCCGGAGTAGGTGGAGGAGCCTACACAGGAATAGGGAGGTTTCGCCAATCCCGTTATGAATTTCACAGGCTACGTTTGTATGCCAGAGGAGAGCAGTCTACGGAGAAATATAAAGACGAGTTCGCTATAAATGGTGACCTGTCTTATTTGAATCTAGACTGGAAACCTGTTCCAATCCTCCCTAAATTCGTTGACATACTTGTCAATGGAATGCAGGACAGATTGTTTTCTGTTAAGGCTGTTGCTCAAGACCCAATAGCAACAGACAGAAGAACTAGGTTTGTTGAAGAGATTGAGGAGGATATGAATTCTAAAGAGTTCATACAGGAGCTTGATTCCGAATTAGGTATTGATGTATCTAATGTTCCTCAAGACCAATTACCAGATACTCCTGAAGAGCTGGAACTGTATATGCAGATTGGATATAAGCAAGGGATAGAGATTGCTCAAGAGCAAGCTATCGATAATATATTCATGACAAACAAGTACGACCAGATAAGAAGAAGGATAACTGAAGATTTGGTTACACTAGGTATTGGAGCTGCTAAGCATACATTCAATAATACTGACGGTATTAAGCTTGAGTATGTAGACCCAGCTGACCTAGTATACTCTTATACTGAAGACCCAAACTTTGAAGATTGTTATTATTTCGGAGAGTTAAAGAAGATTAAAGTCAATGAATTGAAAAAACAATTCCCTGACTTATCTGAAGAGAAGCTCAAAGAGGCTGTAGAGAAAGGTTCAACTCATGAGGACTATACTTCTACAAGATACGATTACGAAGAAACTTACGACCAGAATACGATATCTATATTGTATTTTAACTGGAAGACTTGGGAGAACAGTGTTTACAAGATTAAAGAAACTTCTACAGGAGGTAAGAAAGCATTAAAGAAAGATGATAGCTTTAATCCTCCAAAAGACCAGAGAGCTAGATTCGAAAGAGTAGCTCAGGCTAGAGAAGTTATATACGAAGGTGTTTATATACTAGGGACTGATATGGTTCTTAAATGGGAGAAGGCTTCTAACATGGTTAGACCTGAATCCAACGCTAACAAAGTAATGATGAATTACATTGTTTCAGCACCTAAAATGTATAAAGGAAGGATAGAGAGTACAGTAAGTAGAGTTACTACATATGCTGATTTAATTCAGCTAACTCACTTAAAGCTACAGCAAGTTATTCAGCGTATGACTCCTAGTGGTGTATATCTTGACGCTGATGGGTTGGCGGAGATTGACCTGGGGAACGGGACATCATACAATCCACAGGAGGCGTTGAATATGTACTTCCAAACAGGTTCCGTTATTGGTCGTTCAATGACTGTGGACGGAGACCCTAATCCAGGAAAGATTCCTATCCAGGAATTACCTGGTGGTGGCGGAGGGCAGATTGACATCTTGATTAACGCTTACAATTATTATTTACAAATGATCCGTGATACAACGGGTCTAAATGAAGCAAGAGATGCTGCAGACCCTGACCCTTATAGCCTTGTCGGAGTGCAAAAGCTGGCGGCAGCGAATAGTAATACTGCTACTCGCCACATCCTCCATGCTAGTATGTTTATTACTACTACTCTGGCTGAAGCTATCAGCCTTCGCTTTAAAGACGTTCTTGAGTTCCACCCAACTAAAGAGGCGTTCATTGGAGCTATTGGACGATTTAGCGTGGGAAGTCTCGAAGAACTGGAAAACCTTCACATACACGATTTTGGTATCTTCCTTGAACTTTCGCCAGACGAAGAAGAAAAGCAAATGCTAGAGTCTAACATACAACAAGCGTTGTCGAAGGATGCTATACATCTTTCAGATGCAATCGATGTTAGACAGATTAAAAACATCAAGCTGGCTAATCAACTTCTAAAGTTTAGACGAAAGAAGAAGATGGAGTACGACCAAATGGTCGCAGAGAGAAATGCTCAAGCACAAGCTGAAGCACAAGGTAAGGCTGCACAGCAGACTGAAATGGCTAAAGCAGAAGCTGAGAAGATTAAGACAGAATCTCAAGTAATGTTGGAAGAAGCTAAGTCTGGTTTCGATATGAAGAAACTACAGATGGAGGCTAACGTCAAGAAAGACTTGATGAACCATGAGTTTATGCTCAACATGAAGCTTAAGCAAATGGAGTTGAATGCACAACAGGGTATGCATACAGAGAAGATGGACGTTGAAAAGCAAAAAGTAGGCGGTCCACCTAAGTCTGCAGAACCTAAAAAAGGATTTGAATCGAGCGGGAACGATGTCCTAGGAGGACTTGACCTAGCTAAGTTTGAACCCAAATAATAACTTATTTTATTTTATATTATGGAAAATTGGACTGTTAAAAGTGTAGACGGACAAGAAGTAAAGTCTGCACAAGAACAAGAACAGGCTGTAGTCGAGGAGGCTATAGCCGATAATGACAATGTTCAGATTGAAAGCTCTGACGATGTTATTAAAGTGAATTTAGATGAACCAGTAAAACAAGAAGCCGATGCCGTGCAGCAAGTACAAGGGGAAGCAGAGGAGAGCGTGTTACGCGACGAACGAGTGGAAGACACCGGTGAAGCGCAAGAAGAAATCCAAAGCGAAGCCCAAGAAAAAGAAGAAGCGCTAGAGCTTATTATTGAAGATGAAGAAGCAAAACAAGTTGAAGATGTCGTGGAGCAGGTCATTGAAGAGCCCGCCGCTGTACAGGAAGAAATTCAACAAGTGCAGTTACCAGAAGGGGTACAGGCCTTGCTTAACTTCATGGAGGACACGGGTGGAAGCCTGGAGGATTATGTAAATCTAAACAAGAGCTATGACGACATGAGTGATGTTGATGTTATAGCCGAGTATTACAGACAGTCTAAACCACACCTAGATGAGTCAGAGATTAACTTCTTAATGGAAGAGAAATTCTATTTTGATAAAGATGCTGATGACCCTAGAGATATTAAAAGAAAGCAATTAGCTTTTAAAGAAGAACTATATGATGCTAAGAAGAAGCTGACAGCGAATAAAGAGAAGTATTACAATGACCTCAAGTTGGGGCAGAAGTTACCTCAGGAAGCGCAAGAAGCTTTATCTTTTTATCAAGAGTATAAAAAATCCAACGATGAGAACCAAAAGATGGTTGCAGAATTTAGCAACAAAACGAAAAATTTCTTCAACGATGAATTCAAAGGTTTTGATTTCAAAGTCGCTGATGGAACAAAGTATCGTTTTAAAGTTAATGATGTAGCTAAGACTATGGATTACCAGTCAGACCTTAACAACTTCATTGGGGAGTTTGTAGGGGATAGTGGGACAATTGAGGATGTAGCAGGATATCACAAGGCTTTATTTGCAGCAAAGAATGCTGACAAAATTGCCCAGCATTTTTATGAGCAGGGTCGAGCTGACGCTGTTAAGCAAGCTGCAAAAGAATCCAAAAACATTGATATGTCTCCAAAAGGCGACGCAGCATCTGTTGTACGCACTAAGACTGGAACACAATTCAAAGTTGTATCAGGTGAGTCATCGAGCGGATTAAAGTTTAAAATGAGAAAATAATTAATTTAAAAAATTTAAAAAATGGCATTTAGTGACATTTCATTCGGAGGAGGTTCTGGAATAGCAGGACAGCCTTACTTACAGCCTTCACAAGGTAAAAATCTATACGCAGGAAACTATTTAGATTTCTTTAACCTTGCAGGTGGTGGC